ATCATAAACCCAAGTTAAATCAATTGTTGGGAAAGACACAACATAACATTCATGGCCTTCTAATTGATATGTATAAGCAACTGCGTCATCAATATATTGATCTAATAATGTTTGTTCAACTGCATGGGTTGATATTCTTTGTGGAATATAACCATTCATAGCTACAATTTCACCTTGACCTCTATTGTTGCGAGATACATAAACAAAGCTATTTCCTAATCGAGCCATTGAAAATTTAGCTGCAATACCATGTTGAGTTGATGTGCCAGGAATACGTTGAAATGGGAAAGGGAAAGAACCTACGTCTACCCATACTTCAGATGAAGCTTCACCAAGCAAATAAACTTCGCGATGATCTACAATAATAGATACTAAATTATCAGGCGCACCATCTTTAGATGAAAAGCTTAATGGGTTTGTAATAGGGCTTAAAGCATTAGTTGATGCCCATTTTTGAGTGTTTGGATCATTGTAAACAAAATAGTTATCTACAATATCTACAGTATCACCACCTGTAAAAGCACCGTCTGTTGATGTAAATGTAGTGAAATTTAAAGCAAATAACGATTCGGAAGATACAGTTTGTGAGTTATTTATAACATAAGTTCCCATGCCACCTGAACCTGTGCCAAATGTAAGAGTTAATGTTAATCCTGTGCCTGATCCGCTTGTTGATGTAGATACATTATTTGTAGGAACTGTTGTATAAGAACCAACGCTTGTAACAGTCAATCCTGTAACAGCACCTGAACCACCTATGCTTAAAACTGTATAAGTTGCTGGAGTTGTTCCATAAATACCACCTAAAACAGTAATAGTGTCATTTATGTTATATCCTGTGCCACCTGTGGCAATTGTATAATTTAATACTGTGCCTGTTCCTAAAGCAGTAATAATAGTGTTTGCAGTAACGCCAGCGCCTTGAATAGTTTGACCTGGATATAATGTGCCTGTAACTGCTGTAACAGTTAAAGTTGTTCCTGAAATTGATCCTGTTAAAGTCGCTGCAACTGCAGCAGAATTCATAATTTCGCTAGTTTCAGTTTGAGAAATATTGACTTGATATGTTCCAATACCGCCTGTTGTGCCTGTTAATTGACTTAAAATTACAGTTTCAGATGTTAAACCTACGCCAAATAATGATTGATTAGGTGCTATTGTGCCTTGTTTAACTTGAGTAACAGTTAATGTAGTGCCTGATATAGAACCTACAAAATAAGCGCTAGAAGGATTAGAAATGCGCCATGTGTAACGATAGACGCCATCTACAATATAAACATTTAAACCATTATCAGATATGCCTACACGACCTGTGCTTGAATTTAATTGACCTACCATTGTAGGCACTAAAGATGAAGTTAATACATATACATAAGGGCCAACAACAGCAACCATGTATTGACCACCTGATACAGTTCGCATACCACGAACTTCTTGTTGGTTTTGAAATACAATTTTTGAAGTTAAGCCAGGTGTAGGATATAAAGCAACAACACCACGTTGACTAGGTTGTTTTAATGGATCAATTTCTGCTCTAAAATTAATACATTCTTGTGCGTCTTGATAAATCGAAGGCGCTTCATAACTTGGCCCAACAAAACCAAAATCCGCCATAATTTACCTTTATCTAAAGAATCCGCCAGTAAGAATCCATCCTGCATCTTTTTGTCTGCTTGATAATAGTGCGTCATTAAATCTTGCAGATTGAACAGGTTTCATATTATTGCGTTTAATAGTTGCTTTTCCTTGTGCTGCATAAGCTACAATCATAGCTATTTGAGTTTGTGATGCTTTGCCATACATAGGCATTAAACGTTCAGCTAAACACCAACGTAGTGCCATAGAATAGCCTTGTGGAAGGTTTACATTGTCATTAATAGTTACAAATTTACTAAACAATGTGTCTGTAAATAAGTGCATTTCACCTTGAGCAGGATTAGGCCATACAAAAATGTTACCTAATGTTTCTGCAGGTTGATAATAAAGCGCTTTAGGCCATGGGCCATTTAAAGTCTTTAAACCAATCATGTTGTAATCGTCAACGTTTAATACAGCAACAGGATAATCTAAACCGCCATTAATAATAGGAACGCCATTAGAATTAGTGTTGATACGCACAAAACATGAGTTAATATTAAGTGGTCTTTGATAATAAAGGCTAATAGTGCCTGAAGCTACGTTTTGGCTAATATTAAGTAAATATGTGCCTACTTCATTAACATTACCACCTGCGCCTGTAAGCATTTGAGTAATTGTAGTTCCATAAGTAATACCTGCGCCACTTAATGTTTGACCAATTGCAACTGCACCTGAATTAATGCCTGTAACAGTTAATACATTATTAGTAATAGAACCTGTGATAGATGCGCCAATTTGACCGCCTGGGCCAATTGTGTATTGTGTTTGACCTGGAGTAATAGGAAATATGATTTCTGTTTTGTAGTAAGTCATCATATCTTCGTTAGACCATTGATCTAACATATCATTAAGCATATCAAACGCGTCTTGCGCTTCTTCAGGCGTAGGCGTTTCACCTGACGCTAATGCACCTATGTCTTTTAATGCTCTTGATATGATGTCAATGGGTTGTGTCATAGATCACCTATGTTAATAGTTTGTGGTTTCCAAGGTAATTGTTGTTTTTTAGTTTTTGCTAATGATGTAAGTTGCTTGTCTAGATTAGCTAAAATATGACATTCACCATTAATTGTAGTTTCTTTTTCAATCCACTCAACAATATTTTCTTCTTTTATATCTGCTAAAGGAATATTTAATGTTTTATCACTAAACCACCAATTACCTTCTGTTTCTACTGAATTTTGCTCATCTTTAGCAATAACATGATATTTGGCATGAGTAATAATCTCGCCATCAGTAGAAATTTCAGTTATTTTCCATTCATAGTTATTCATTATGCAGGAATTACAACCCAATTTTTAATAGATTCATCCCATGTATATTTTTGACCATCTGTAGGATATGCTACAGGAGGAGTCCAAGTCCAATTAGGCGCTGAAATAGTCCAACTTGGGTATGGCTGTGGTGGGTAAAATACATCGTTAGCACGATCATAAGTATAACCAATACCAGCATAGTTGCCACGTAGCGCAATACCACCATCAGGAGTGTTTGAATTTGGTGCGTAATGCACACCGCCTCTTGTGTTGTATGAAGTTTGTATCCATTCACCTGGTGTAGAATCTACATAGGTATCAAAGAATTCTTTATCAGCAACGATAACTTGCGTTACCTTACCATCTGTTACTTTTGCAAAATGACTCACGCTATTCTCCTCATTTGTTCTATGGATTGCAAATACCATAAAAATTCTTTAATTGTTTTATGTCTTATATATTCATCACGAATTTCTTGTGAACTAGGTGCTGGTAATTCATTTGATTCATCCCAACTAATAATTTCAAATGTTCCATTTTCTGCACTTAAAGAATAAAGCGCATTAGGCCTTAAAGATTTCATAACAATATCAATACCAAATTGAAATCCTTGTTCATTAGAAAATTTATTGATTAATTGTTCAATGGTCATCATGCTGTATATGTTCCTGAACCAGAGGTCCACTTAATAATTGTATTTGATCCACTTGTAGTAATCGTTGGTGATCCTGTGGTTGTGCCAGAATATGATGCGGTTGGGACTGATAATATAACTACGCCAGAACCTCCAGCTGCACCATTAGTTGAACTTGGATTTCCTCCACCACCTCCACCACCTCCAGTATTAATAATTCCTGCTATTGCAGGCGTACCTCCATTGCCTCCTGAAACACCAGGGGTTCCTGGTCCACCAAGACCAAATGGAGTTGCTGGGTTATTTCCTGCTCCACCACCACCACCAGAATAAATGACTGGAGTACCTGTGATTGAAGATGATGTTCCAGAACCTCCATCACCTCCTTTACTTCCAGGACCTCCTCCAGTTTGTCCAACTGATCCAGCGCCACCACCTCCACCACCGCCCCATCCTGCCACAAGTTGATTTCCACCGCTATTACCTTGCCCTGGGGTCCCAGAAGCTCCAGTAAGAAATGAAGGATTGTTAGAGCCTCCGCCACCAGATCCACCTGATAAAGCTGCTCCAGCAGACCCTCCACCACCACCACCACCAACAGCAGTAGTTAAGCCTGTAAAAGTGGAGTTTGATCCAGAGCCTCCAGCAGCTGGTGCTACTCCTGCAGAACCACCACTACCTACAACAGCTATATAAGTTGTTCCTGTAGTTAATGCTGTAGTTCCAGTTAAGTAACCACCAGCACCACCACCTCCACCTTGTGCGCCTCCACCACCACCACCACCAGCTACGATAAGATAAGATGCAGTATATGTTTGTGCAGGAATAGTTCCAAGAAATCCTGAATAAGTAATCCAACCTTGAGTTGAATCAATATAAACTAAAGAAATAGATTGTCTTGTTGTTGATAATGTAGCATTAGTAGCATTTCCATCTAATTTATTACCATTAACATTAATAGTGACATTGTTTGTAGCCCATTTACCTGCATAGTCAGTTAATGTAATAACATTACCTGCTGAAGGTGAAGCTGGAAGTGTAACTGTAATAGCTCCTGTTGTTGTGTTTACAGGATAACCATTACCTGCTGTTGCACTAAAATTTGATGTTTGAACTGATTGCCATACAACTACTGCAGGCGATACAAAAGATAATGATGATCCGTTTGAACTTAAATAAGAACCTGCTGCTCCGACAGATGTTAAACCTGTTCCGCCATTAGATATGCCTAATGTGCCTGAAACGCCTGTTGCTAATGGTAATCCTGTGCAATTTGATAATAAACCTGAAGCTGGAGTGCCTAAAGCAGGAGTTACAAAAGTAGGCGAAGTTAATGTAGCGATTGTGTCAGTAACCGTAGGTAAAGTTAACGTATAACTAGACGCAGTATTAGGGCCTGAAACAGCTACCTGTCCGCCTAATGTCGCTTGAAAAACTAATTGTCCCATAATAAATTGTCCTTAAGGTGAAATAATGATTTGAGATACGGTCAACGCACCTGTCGATGGGTTGTATTTTAACTTACTTGAGCTAGTATTCATAGCTTGATTTCCTGTATTTGATGAAGAAATAACAGGATAATAAACAGCATTTGTGGTTGTATCAGCTACTGCCACGTTTGCTGCATTTGTTGCATTAGTAACCGCAGTTGTTCCTATTGCAGTAGTAATTTGGGCTGCTGTTGCAGTTGTTAAAGCGCCAGTTGTTGTTGTGCTATATACAAGACCTGTTGCATTTCCTGAAGTTCCAGCAGAATAATCTGTTCCTGCGGTGGCTGCACTTATTGCAGTTCCATTTCCTTTTAAAACGCCTGTAATAGATGTTGAAAGCGTAATAGCTGGAGTAGATGTTGCATTAGCTACTGTGCCTGCAAAACCATTAGCTGAAACTACTGAAACTGATGTAACTGTGCCTGTTCCGCTA